TGACATAGGCGTAAAGACGGAACGGACTAAGGTTTCTGACGCATGGGAACAGTTGCTACAGCAGAAAAAACTTGTGTCTGATGCAGAATACAAAAACATGGCATCGTTCGGACGCTCCCATTTGCTGCCAGCCATCGGGATCAAGTCAGTAAAAGCCATTACGGAACAGGATTTCCAAAAAATTATAGATTATGCGTTTCGCCATCCACAGGGGAACAGCAAAGAGCCCTTATCCAAAAAGACGTTACAGAACTATGCCAGCTACTGCAAGCAGTTTACGAATTTTTGCCGAAAATCAAAATGGACAACGCTTGAGCTTGAAGAGTTACAGATTCCGGCAGCATCCAGAAAAAAAGGAAAGAACGTGCTGACAGTTGAAGCGCTGAACACGCTGTTAAAAGTAGATACGACCATCATGCGCGGAAAATCTGTGCATGATGAATACATAAATTATTATAGGTTTCAGGTGCTAACAGGCATGCGCCCCGGTGAAATGCGGGGGCTGCGATGGGAAGACGTTGACGGGAATCTGTGCAGACTGAAGCAGGCAATCAATGCGCACGGTCAAATCACGCAGGGAAAAAACGAAAACGCATTGCGCACGGTAGTGCTATCCAGACGCGCAGTGGACGTGCTGGAAGCTCAGAAAGCCGTGACTGGAAAGCAGGAGTACATCTTCCCCATGGCATCCATGCACACCTACTACCACCGCTGGCAGCGCTATCAGCGCTCTAATGACATGCCGGAGCTGAGCCTTTACGAACTGCGCCACACGTTTGTGAGTATCGCAAAGGAGTTGCCGACTGGCGAATTAAAGCAGCTAGTCGGGCATAGCGAGGATATGGACACATACGGCACATACTCTCACTACATCGCTGGAGATGACGAACGGACAGCCCAAAACCTACAAGAAATCTTTGATAGATTGGTGGACTAAAAAGTACACACTAAAAGTACACACTTTTTTTCTTAGATGTATGAAATAATAGAAAAAGTATGTGATAAAACAAAATAATATAGCAATATACCGCTATATTTTTAATCACTAAAAGCATTGTGTATAGTTCGAGTCCTGTCACCTCGACCACAACAAATGCCGTAGATTCGTTTAAATCTACGGCATTTTCTTTTTCAAGTACACGTTTTAGTACACACTTACCTATTTTCTCTGCAAACTGTGTACCAAATCATTATACACCTCCGGACGTGCTTCTTTCAGCGCATCCATAAACTCATCCAGCACACGCCACACTCGCCCGGTATCGGCCTTTTTTACAATCTCCAAAAATTCACTCATCCTGTAAACGCTCCAATTTCCGCATTACGCCATTATAAACTTTAGGGTTTGCTACATACAAGGCCGACATAAGCTCATCCAGCACGTTCAGCGCCGCTGTGGTGTCTACGTTCGACACAGCCCGTAAAAAGTCACTGCTGCCAACAGCAGCCCTTGTAGGCGGCTCTGCCGCTTCGTAGTAGCGCACAGGCTCTTGCAGTTCTGCTTTCTGCGGAGAATGGGACGCATCTGCAAGACGCTGATTTTTCACAACATATAGCGCTGCCAAATTTTTAACTCTGGTCATGGTGAGTTCGCTGTTTTCGATTTCGGCTATAGCGCCGTCAATCTCTCGCACGTCAACCATAGCCCTTACACCTCACTTTAACCGTTTCGCATCGTGTCAATGCAGCGCTGGATGACTTCCCTGTCTTTGCTGTCAGCTCCGCGCATAATATCTTCCATGCGGGAAATCAGTGAATCGCGCCCATCGTCCATGCTGTAGTGCCCGCGCACATAATGGGAACCGCGCCGCGCATAGCTGCTGCCGCGTCCATAATTGCCGCGCATATTAGCGCTCCAATCACCATCCCGGCTGTAATCTTCATCGCGGCTGTAGCCACCTTCTTCCAGCATGGTGATTTTGTCGATGTTCTTGATGGTGTCGGTCAGCTTGTGCACAGTTTCCAAGTCACCAGCAGACATTTCGCCTTTTTTGCCGATTTCGTCAAGCTCATCGCACAGCATATCCTTCAGATCATACAGGGTTTTCATACTCATTTTCATTCTCCTTTCAGCCGACGCGCTCGGCAATGAGATTCGAGTTTGCAAAAAGCACCGCCTGTGCACTCGTGTTCTTTGCGGCAACCGTCACGCAGCAACCGCGCGGAACGTCCACAAACGCCGCCACAAACACGTTAAAGTAATTCTCCACTGCTGCGGGCGTAACCGTTGCAGTGGCGCTTACAAGCGGTTCTCCGTTGATTGTAAGCGCGGAAGTAATTGCACCGACTGTGCCGCCTGTGGGAATTGCAATGTTCGCGCCAAAGCTCACCTTATAACGCGCCTTGCACTGGTTCGTGATGCCACGCAAGGTGACGATGCCCGCGCCCTCACGATGCACAATGCAGCTTTTTCCGCAAACTGCCGTTTCGGTAAGCGGCACATTCTGCCCTGCGGCAACGTTCACGATACTGGAATTCGTAAATTCAGCCATAAAATTAATCCTTTCATATAAATATAGCGGCGGGACTGTTGCCCCGCCGCTATTTTTTGCAAAATCAGCACGGAGCTGAACAGTTTCCTATTTGGAAACAGTTGCTATTCAGTTTTAGCATCCGCAGCCGTTACAATTGCCGCAATTTCCATACTGATACGGAGCAGGAACGGGGAAAGCCGGAACAGGGCGGGGGTTGTAATAAGCAAGCTGCCCGCTCATATAGGCTTTCAGCGTTTCATTCTGCGCAGCCTGACTTGCGGCAAGCTGTGCGGCAAAAAGCTGCTGGTTCTGCTCGGCAATCTTGGCATCTTTAGCCTCAATGCGCTGCGCCGTCAGTGCGTCAAGCACAGCGCGGGCGTTCGCGTTCTGGTTTTCGATGATGTCCCGAGTGCCGTTCTGGATAGTCTGGCGCGTGTCGCAAGCCTGCGTAGCAAGGTTGTAGTTTACGCCCTGGATAGCCTCGCGGGTCTCGCAGCAGCAATTCGCCTGCTGCATCTGCATGGCATTTAGCTGCTGCATAAATGCGGCCTGCTGGTTTGCGCGGCTGATTTCAGCCGACATAAAGCCCTGCTGCATAGCGTTCTGCACACCGTTGACAAGCTGTGCCTGAGCATAGAAGCCATCGCACAGGCCGTTGTTCACGACGTCGATTTTGCGCTCAACGTTGGCAAAATCACTGGTGAGGATGTATCCATCAACTGCGCCGGTGCTGCCGTTGCCGCCAAAGCCGTTGTTGCCCCAGCTGCCGCCCCAACCGCAGAAAACGAATAGGAAGAGAATAATAATCCACCACGCACCATCGCCGCCAAAGCCCCAGCCGTTGCCATTGCCCGTATTCGCGGGCTGAACAGGCATTGTCATCACAGTGCCGTCCGAAGAAAGACTCATATTTAACTCCTTTCAAAAGTTGATTTTATTGTTCACCGTGCGCACGGTTTGAACCTATTTTAAAAAGCCCTGAAACTGCTGCGCCATCGCTTGCAGCTGATTTAGCTGCTGCTGGCTCATTTTTCCAGATTGCAGCAGCTTTTGAACTTCCTGCTTCGGGTCGCCTTGGAAATTCTGTCGGAACTGCTGAAACTGCTGCATCATCTGCTGAAATTGTCCCATCGCGCCGGGCATACGCCAGCCGCCTAAAACGTTAAACAGAGGATTTGGCATTGTCGGACTCCTTTTTCTTCGTAAGCGGTTTGTCTGCCGTTAGCGCGTCAAATCGCGCTGCCAGAGCGTCAAACTCTGCACGGGTGACAAACTCCTCAGCTTGCACTTGCGCTGCCTGTGTGGGCTGTTTCTGCGCCGCTGTGCGTTCCGTATAATCAAAGATGCGCAACGGCTGCGGCATCCCGCTTGCGTCCACTGTTTTGATATAGAACGAGCTTTTCTCGCTGTCCATCAAAAGTACGCTGTTTCCCGGAGCGCAAAGATACGACTTCGCCGCTTCTTCCCCCTGCACCCAAATAATAGGCGCAGTCTGCTGTGCAGTCTGTTGCTGCTGCGGATATGCCGCTTGTCGAAGCTGTGCAAGCTGGTCGGGCATGGCCGACGGCATCTGCTGCCCCATCGGGTAATATCCCGGCGCAAATCCGGGCTGATACGGTACGCCAAACGCCATAGTCAATCATCCTTTCTGCCAATAATACAGTGGCGTCTCGTCGCCGCTGTCCCATGTGTCAAGCCAGTCCCCATCACGCACACAAACAACGTGCGTAGCCATTGCCAAAATATACGTTCCGTCCGAGTGGTCTTTTGCAAACTGCGCCACTGTGTAACAATCCGGGCAGCTGTTTGGCAGCGTGTAACGCTTCCACCCGCATCGCCGCAGATAACTGCCCCAGACATAGTTTGCAGACGGCATATCATGCAGTTCAAATCCTGCCAACACAAGCGCCGCATATACAGCAGCCCACTCTTGATGCGTTGCGGCTGCAATGGCTCTGACGGTACAATCGCCGACGCGCTTTTTTTCTGGATTCAGGTTTAATTCTCTGTACATGGTTTTATCCTCTATATTTATTGTAATATTTTACACATTTTCATGTGCGCCACATATGCGCCATGTTCACGCCATTTTTTGCAGAAAATTCTAAAAAATCTTTGCAAAAAGTCTTGACATTTCATCGCTAGCGATGTATAATATAGACACAGTAAGAGATAAGCAACCAACACAACAGGAGGAAAACATCATGAAAGAGTACAAGCTGAACGTTTACAACACCCTTTGCGAAAAGGCCGGTGTCTGCCATAAAATCAATTTTTATGATGTTTGCAAGTCCATCGGCGTCAAGCATCTTAAAGCACAGGAGGTTCATGAAATCACTGCAAAATTTCTCCGTGAGTTTCCCTCTTTTCATGCCGTCCGTTTTCTTGACCCAAACCATATTCCCGAAACGCAGAGCGACTTTACAAGTCTTGTCCTCACGGATTGCGAGTATGAAAATGCCATTGATGCGCAAAAAATTCATAACGCAATTTTAAACAAGACCGGCGTGCATCCCTGCGAAAAATGGATTTCTGACGATGTCCAGTTCTCTATTTCTCAAAGCAAGCCAGAATCCGGCCTGCTTCATCTCCAGGACTGCGGCTGTAACTTTCAACGCACTGAGCGCTACGAATACCTTGTCGACTATTCCCGCGACTACATTCGCGACGCAAATGGCAGCATCCTTGATAATTCAATTGTTGTGCAAAACATCCGGTTGCTTCAAATTATTATTACGCCTGTAAGCACGCGCAGCATTTACTTTAAAAACGGCATGTTGGGCGAGCCTATCGTCATTGATCTCGACGCCGAAATAGTGAAAGATGAAGAATTTTATTTAATCCCGAACGCAGAAATTTAACCAGGAGGCCCCCATGGAAATCACAATCACCGAATACGCCGCCCGCCACAACCGCAGCCCCGTCACTGTCCGCCAAAAGGCCCTGCGCGGCGGCTTCAAAACAGCCCGCCGCGTCGGTCGTGACTGGCTCATCGACGAAGACGAACCCTACACGGACAACCGCCTTGCTGCACCACAGCCGCCGGACCTGTGGCAGCTGACCAGCGGCCGCCGCTGCGACACCATCAGCGACGCTGGCGCGGTCAAAATCGCCAATGATTCCTTCACCGTTCTGATTCCCACCGGCGCAGGCGATGGAGACTCCGCGTTCTGCATCTATAACGACGGCGAGATAGACACCGCACCCCTCACCTACTTCACGTTGATTTCCGGTAAATTCAACATCTACGACTACGATTGCGGCAGCACCGTCGCAGAAACGGTCGAGGGTTCCTTCCAGGTCTACTACTCCTCCGGCATCGTGTTTTTTATAAAAACAGAATAAAAAAACAGCGGTCGCACCGGGCAAACGCCCAGCACGACCGCTGTTTTATATCTTCCTGATTTTATCCACGACCGCCCGCACCAACCGATTGACCGTGCGTTCGCTGCAGTTCATTTCCGCAGCGATCTCTGCGTTGCCCAGGCCGCGCCGCCTGTAATCCAGCACCGCCCGCTCATCGTCGGTTAGCAAAAAGCAAATTCTGTTATACGTCGCCAAGTCAACACAAAAGTTAAACCGGCGCACGCAGTGGATTATTTATCTTTCGTGCTCTGTTTCACGCACTGGTTGGCGTAGACCGCCCCCGCCGCGCACAGCACGCCTTGAATGATAGCGGTGAAAACCGCCATGGCCGCGTCCTGCCCGCCGCCGATGGGCGACGTCGCCAAAACGTACAGCGCGGCCAGCACAATGCTCACCGCAGCCAGCACCGCCGGGATGAGCTTGTCCGCCACAGCCGTGCTGGTTTTCAGGCAATACCCAACGAAAATCAGCGCCGGAATCAGTACCAGCAGTTCCGGTTTAATGTAGTTCATGTAGTCGATGTTCATAATAAAGCCCCTTTCTTAATGAATCGGCAGCACCCGCGCCCGGTTGTACAGTTCTGTGCCTGTGCCGTTGCCGCCAAGCGCATGGTAGCTCTTGTACAGATATTCCAGATTTTTAAGGCCTGCCGTCTCGATCCAGCCCTGCTCGATATAAAACGTGCAGACCTGGTACAGGCGGTCGTGCAGGATTGCCAGCATCCCCGCCTTGATGGCGGCCCTCTCTTCTGCGTCGTCCTTGATTTTTTTAGCCAGTCTCCTATAAACGACCAGCAATCCCGCGGCAAGTACGCCAAAGGCCCACTCGACCCAGTATTTTATAATCCACTCCGGCACGCTCAACCCTCCACGTATTTTGCATGATAGGCCCTGTCGTTATCGAGGTTGTACTTTTTGGCAACCGCGTAGAACTCCATCGCCGCAGCGTTCGGCAGGACGACGTGATCCAGCCAGACCTCCTGATGCGTCGGCGCAGCGGGCTTGTCCTCTTTGATGGCGGCATCGTACCGCGTCAGATTGAACTGCTTCACGACCGCCAGCAAGCTCGACGTGTAGGTCGGGCTTGTGGCCCAACCATCGGTGCGGATGTACTCGCAAGCCTTGTTGATGTCGGTGCAGCCGACGAGGTTCGAGTAGCGGCTCATGGTAGTGAGCTTCTTGATGTAGTCCTCTACGCAAGCAACCATCGTATCATAGGCGCGGAAAGCGGCTGTGATGGTGATGTACTTACTGCCGTCCCACTCCTTGGTCTGCTTGTTGTAGACCTTGCCTGTCCAGTTGCTGGCCTTGATGCCGAACAGGTTATTCGCCTGCACAGCAAGATCGCTCGTGCCGTAGGCGCTTTCAAGGCACGCCTGCGCAATGCAGAGCGACGGCAGCAGATGGGCGCTCAGGCAGCGCTCCCGGCACTTCTCAGCCATCACGTCGATGAACATCTGCTCCTGCGTTTTGGCGGGTGCAGCGTCGGCCACGTCTCCCTTTAGGCGCGTTGTGACCTGCGCCGCAATGTCGGGGAACTTGCTCTTGAGATAGGGGCCGGGGCAGGCCGTGGCGGCGTAGAAGCAGTGCATGGTCAGGCTGCCGTTCTTGTCGCCGGTGTAGGTCAGCTCCTTGATGCCGTTTCTGCGGCAGATGTCGGTGCAGAGGTCAAGCAGCGCCGCATAGGCCTTGTCGCTGATGTGCCAGTCCGGCGCACCGCCGTCGTTGGCGACCTCGATCGTGACGGCGCGCTGGTCGTTCCACGGCGACGAGCTGCACCACGAACGGTCGGCCTCGTGGCAAAACAGGCCGATGCGGCCGTTGGAATCAATGGCATAGTTGGCGCTCATCTGGCGGGATGCTTTGCCAACGATAGAACCGAACGCTTCCAGCGTGGTATTGCCAGCCATGTGGTGCACCGTGATCTTGCTGATGGGCTGGCTGCGGGGGCTGTTGCAGTTGGGGCTAATGGCCGTATAAACGGCAAGTGTGGAATCACTCATCTTCATCGTCTCCTTTGCCGTTGGAAAGTTCTTCATCCATTTCCGGGGTCAAAATCGTATCTTTTTCGGACATATAGCACCTCCAAGTGTGTTTCACTTTTTCGTCCTTTCTCCCCGCATGGGCGGGGATTATGATTTTCGCAAGTTGTAAAAATATGTATCGTAGCCCAAATTTTCTGGTTCGCCAATGGTTTCGATAGTGTCACCAGGTGAAACGGGAAACAAAGGAGACCAGTAGTATGTATAGTTTCTGGATTCTGTATGGCCTTGGTCCACGATGACGCCATTGATCTTAATACGGTGGAAAATTGATGCCTCAGTAGACCCGGTCGAGCAACCGAATTGTACAAATCCTGGTGTGTCAATGGTAAAAGTGCCTTTTGCGCCAAGTTTAGTGTAGTTTGTATAATCAGGTCTGGCTATTGATTCGGCTGCTGCCACCGCTGCCGGGCTGGCCGCCCAGCCACCAGCAGCAGTCTTGCTGGCGTCTGCCGTATCACTCACACGTACATCGCCCGGCAGGTCAGCCCCACCGGGCAGCTGGTAAAAGGGGTTTCGGGTTGCACTCATAAGAAGTACCTGTGCAAACTGCACAAGGCTGTCTTATGGCAGACCCCCCACCCCCAGAATGAACAACGTAGTTTCGTCATTTTTCTATACCTCCAAAATGAATTTATGTTGATTCTGTTAAGTAATACAGCGTCCCCGAAACAGCTGCGTTTTTGGCAAAATCTAATTTTGCCGACGTCAACCCGGTAATGCAGCGGAACACTACGCTTTTTGTGTACATGACCGCTGGTATAAATAGTGTGTTGGAACTGGCCACAAATAGTATCGCCATGGAATTGTCTGGAATAGGTATAGACACCTGCGCATAAGTGTCAGTCGTGCCGGAAAAAGATTTGCTTGCAATTTGAATTTTATTTGTCTTTTTACTCAGTGCATTACACACCGCCTTAGCATCAGCTGCAACGCCCTCGACGCTCAGCGTTTTGTCTGGCGGGGTAACAAGATACGGATTATTAGCTGCTCCACTCATACACTTACCTCCACCACAAAAACCGCCGCGCTTGTCGGCGCACTTTTCGCATAAAACTTAACAACCCCTGCGCCGGGTTCAAGCGCGGCAACCATCCGCACCGCATCCGTAACCCTCGTGCGGTCAGATACGGCGATATGGCTGTCCGCCGTAACATCTGCCACATTTACTGTAGCGCACTGCGTATAACTCGTGCTGGTTCCGTCGTTCCACGCCACGCTATAATCGCCGGAAGTCCAGGCGCTGGCTGCCACCGTAACTGTCACCGGCTTGGGCAGTTTTGCGTCGATTTGGGCCTTATCGTAGTAATTCGCAAACTTACTACTTTCTCCAGTATCCTTCCATACGCCGGTATCGCTGTCCCACACCCAGATCGTATCTGTATCTCCCACAATAGCCCAGTTGCCGTCATAACCGGTATCGTGGGCCGCGTACAACGCCTCGTAGTTCGGGTACCACCCCACCGCGCCCTGGCTCACCTGCTGGGCCAGGGCCGCATAATATTTGGCGTTGTCCATGCCCTCTCCGGGGCGCGTGCCGGTATCTCCCACGGCCCAGCTGCGGGCCTCCTTGGCACTGGCCGCAGCGGCCTGGGCGTTGGCAGGCGCGGCCTTGATGGCCTCCACGTTCTTGTGCACGTCCTGGATGCCTGCCTCGTTATCCCGCACGATCTTGGCGTTTGCGGCCACCTCGGCAGCCAGCGCCTGCACGGTCTTGTACTCGTCCGTGCTTTCGAGCATTCCATCCTGCACCGGGTTCCGGTCAATTTCCAGCCGCAGCGCGGCCATACCTGCCACACCGCCCCCCGCCAGCACCTCTACAACCGGGGCAAACGTGCCGTAGCCGGTCGTCATTTGGGCCGTCACGGCCAGGTAGACCGTAGCGCGGTCGCTGCTCACGCCCAGCGCCGGGTTGTAGACATAATGACCGTCTTTTTTATCCATCCGCAGGTTGACATCCGCGCCGGTGGGCAGTGTCCAGGGCTGCCCGCCCTTGTACAGAATCACGGCCAGCACCGGGAGCGTATCATCGTACTGCACCAGATGCACCGGCTGTACAACGTCCCGCCGGTCAAAATCCGCCCGCGTCGCCTTGATAAGCGCTGTCTCGGGCGGGCTGTAATTGGCTGCCGCCATTTAAAACCACCTCACTGTATCATTTTACCGTTGACCAACACATAGCCGTCGCCCGCGCCGTCAACGCCCAGCTGCACCTTCACGTTGCCGCGCGCGTCTGAAATCGCGATAGCGCCGCCGGAATACTGGCCCGCCATTGTGACGTTGGCGATCATGTTGTTGGTGTTGCTGGCCGCCGGGCCGTACAGCACCAGGCGGCCCACGGCGTTGTTCGACCCCCACGTGGACATAAACGCGCCCATGTGCCAGTTGCCGTCATTGGTTTTTCGGTACATTTCAATTTTCGCGTCGTCAATGACGCACTTACTTTCCGACACCGTCGAAGTAAACTTTCCGGTGATATCCACCGACCCGTCCGAGCCGATGTTGAAGTTGTCGCTATTCACCACCAGCCCGCCGTTGAACGTAGTGATGCCCGTGTCCAGATTGGACACAAACTTTCCGTTGGTGGATTGCAGCACGCCGCCACGGATAAGATTCGCGCTCATCGTCCCGGCTTTAATGAGGTTGGCACTCAAACTTCCGGTCGTGATGAAATCGGCGTTAATCGCGCCGTCCATCGTGGCGGCCAGGCGGTACGGCCCGCCGTAGCCGCTGCTGCTGTAACCCCAACCGGCCAGATTCCACCGCCAGACCCTGGTAGCCTTTTCAATTTCCGGCTTGTCCATGACCAGTATCTCGTCCGGTTCATCCGCGCCGGTGGAGCTGTGCAGCACCACATAGCCGCCAAGGTTGCCGGTGATAAGCTGTGTGGCGCGGTCAATGGCCCGCTCCAGGTCACTGCGCGTCTTGTTCACGGTGCTCTGTACGGTCTTGCCCATGTCGGCCACGGTGTTGGCCAGGCTGCTGCGTGCGTCTCCCAGCTCTACGCTGTCGTAACGTTCCAGAAGAACGTCATAGACCGTTTTGATGCACCGGGCGTCCGCGCTCACGCCCAGCTTCGCAAACTGCACATGAACGGTATCGCACAGGCCCACCCGCTCCAGCAGGGCCATGTCGGCGTATTCAGCGGTCTGTTCTAGCTGTGCAAAGCTTAATGTCAGGCTCACTTTCGGCACGCCCACCTTGTTGGCGCTGATATAATCCAGCGCGGCCTGCCGCAGCTGGGCGGCGGTGGGCTGCTCTTTTATGTCCTGGCTCACGTCCAGCGTCAGCACCCGCTCAAAGTCGTAACTGCCGTCCGGCACGTTGACCACCGGGTTGCCGGTGATCTGGGTCACGTTGCCATGACTATCCACCCAATAGGGGTAGACGCCGGTGTAAACCTCGGCGCAGCTTTCCTCCTGGGTCAGGTCGGTCAGGTTCTTGCCGTAGCGGATCGTCACGCCGCGGTCGGTGCCGCGCTGGCTGTGCAGCTTCACGGTGGTGTTGTCCCACTCATACTCACCGCCGTACACGTCCAGCACGCTGCCTTCCACGCCGCCCAGCAGACTGCGCAGACTGCTGGGCACAGCCACGGCAAAGTCTGCCACCGTCTGGATGTCCGTCCAGAATGTGTAATCACAGTTCACCGCCGCATGGCTTTTAAGCTGCTGTAAGGCGTCGACTGCGTTCAACGCCTTACACGGCCCCACAGGAATGCCGCTCAAATCGTAGCTGATGTGCTGCGCGTTGACCGTCACCTGTCCATTGATGGGGCGGCTGATTTTATAAATGCGGAAATACTGCGCCTCACTGTAGGGGTTCGGCTTTGCCAGAATCAGCCCGCGCAGCGCCAGGCTGCTGTAATGCTGCCCGGTGATGGGATAGACCATTTCCAGTTCAAACGCGCCGTTGCGCTCCTCGGTCACGGTGCAGCGCACAGCATCCCGCAGCACCCCCACGCCGTTGCCCTGCAAGCCGGTCGTGCCATCATAATATCTCGGATAGCTAATGATTTACACCTCCTACAACGTCCACCATCTAGGTGTGATTTCGCACTTGCTAATGCCGCCACTCCAACTAATTTGTGTAGCTCCTGACCCCAAAGTAGGAAATTCAGGCGCAGTTACATATTTATTTAAGTTTGTCGCTTCTCTGTAAGCGTCCATCATTTCGCAATCTAGGTACATCGGCCCGGTGTAGCCTGTAATACTTATTTGTGTGCCCCCAACTTGTAATTTGGCATCGCCAGTAACGGTTAGTTCGATAAGCGGCAGGGAAGGGAATACAGTGGGATTGTACAGAGAATCACCGCTTTTGACTTCAACAGCATTTTCGCCGTCTTTTAAGTATTTCTGTGGTTTGCAATCTAACGAAATGGTAAATGGCGCAAGGTGGTTTGCCCTGATATCAGTTTCCGGGAAATTAACTACCCGCGCCATTCTGTACACATTTGGTTCTTCCTCTGTTTCAAGCCTGCGATAGCTAAAAGTAGTTCCACGCAGAAAAGCTGCAATCGTTGGTAAAGTGTCACTTACATCAGCGTCCGTAAGCGCAAAGCATTTCGCAGTTGCACTAACATTAGCATAACTTCCATCCCATTCAGTCAAATCGCCGCTGCGTCCAGAAATGGTCGTAGCGGTTACTCTGGGCGTCGGTTGCCCAAAAGAAATTGCATTTTGCAGCCGAATTCCAACATCGAGGCTGCATACACCGTCAAGCCAAAATTTATTAAGCATATACAGCCGCCTTTCTGTTGCTTTGCGCCTGAAGCTCATACGAAATCTGGTTTACAAGCGCGTGTGCCATAGAATTCACATCGTTAAACTGAATGCCGTTAATGTCGATGTTGAACGTCATGCCGCCAGCCATATTTGCTTCGCCCTTACGGTATGCGGTTGCTTCGTCCGCAGTCAGAACCATTTCGCCACGATGCAGGTTGGCAACGTAGTTGTTATAGGGAACATAGTCAAGACCGCCTGCGTGGCTGCCATCTGTGCCACTACTGTTGACATCCACATTAACAGAGCGGTTTCCGAACAGGTTGTCCCACAAACCATTAAACCAGCTGACAAGGCTGTCCCAAGCTGCCGAGATGCCGTCAATAATGCCATCAATGACCGCGTTGCCCACCTGCATTGCGCCTTCTACAATGTCAGGCAAATGCTCTATAAAGTAGGTCAGCAGGGTTTCCACGATAGATGCAGCGGCAAGCATAATGTCCGGCAAGTGTTCCGAAACGCCCTCTACAAACGCAATCAGCATTTGTCCGGCAGTGTCGAGCATCTGCGGCAAGTTCTCATTTAGCTTTGAAACCAGCGTCAAGACGATTTGCAATGCAGATTGTGCAACGGTTGGCAGCATTTGATAGATGCCGTTTCCCAGCACGGTTATAATCTGAATTGCCGAATCAATAAGCTGCGCCGCGTTGGTGCTGATTCCCGTAACAAGCGTCTGCACGATGTTCACGGCAGACTGTGCCAGCTGCGGCAGAACGGTTTCAATCAAGCTCGGCAGCTCTGCCATGATGGGAGGGACAAGGCTCTCTATCAGCTTAGCAGCGCCGTTCAGGGCGACTTCTATTCGGGGAAGGATGTTACTTGCCGCTGTAGTTGCGCTATCCACAAAGTTGCTGATAAGCTGCTCAAAATTGGCATTATCATCGGCAATTCCAGTTACAAGGTTTGACCATGCGGATTTTGTAGCATTTACACTCCCCTGAATCGTTGTTGATGCTTCTTTGGCGGTCGTACCAGTAATACCCATTGCGTTTTGGACATCATGAATCGCGCTTACAACGTCCGCATAGCTGTCAATGCTGTATTTGGTATAGTTTCCCTGCGCAGCGTTCAGCTTGTTTGCGTCATCAAGTAGACGCTGCATTTCCTGTTTTGTGCCGCCATAGCCTAGCTTCAGGTTGTCTAACCATTTCGTTACCCCCGGTTTCCCGGTATTATAAAAAGCCACGCGCGTTTCCGCACATGGCTTTTAAGGGATTAGACTATATCTTCAACTTTTTCAAAAATCCAGCCTTTTTTATTCCTTTTGCGGTATCGACTGTTGTACTTAATTTCACTGTCAGAACAGTGGAAGTATTCAGCCGCCGCTTGTCTGGATTCAAATAGGATTGTCCTGCCGTCGAGATGTGTTGCCCTTACCGGGCGTTTCTTATTTTTAATTCTGGAATGATACCCATACGACAGTGCGTTTTCAGAAGGCGTCACCCATCTTAAATTAGAAACGTCATTGTTTGAGCGATCCCCGTCTATGTGGTCAACCCAGCACCTTTCTTTGTTCTCTGGTTTTTTAAGAAAAGCATCAGCGACAAGACGGTGTACATGCTTAGATATTGTAATCCTGCAATATCCACCATTTTTGCTAAGCACCATTATTTGTCCGGTGCTATCTTTCTTAACTCTGCCCTTATTGCTGACTGAGTATCCCGGTAAATCGGGAATCTGTTTCCAAATCTCCACGGCTTTTAATCCTTTCAAAAAAAGTTGGTGCGCACTTCCAACTCCGTACCAATAGGCGTTGTACTCGGTGACGAGCCGATAGTCGTTTGACCTTCTATACTTTGTATTATATCACAATTTCACCTGCTTTGCAAGTGTAACTTTGATATAGCATAGTTTGGCACAGGATAACCATGCTGTAAAAGCCATAAACAGTTTAGGTTTCCCCTGTTAGCACAACTGTCTCATGCAGCCATTTCCTGCCGCCTTTTCAGTTGCACACCCGTGGTAGGTTCACGCACGCTCACTGCATAATCACTTATGCAGCGGACATTAGATTTATCGTATAATTTTGCTTGGCAAAACCGTTATACGCATCTTGGATAGAAGACATCGCCGTGACCATTTTATTTGAGTTGTCTGACATATCCGAAATGGCAGTGTTCGCAAGCTCTGCCGCTTGTTCCGTATCGCCGCCCAGACTAGACACAAGCGAAGCTGCAAAGGTTGTTGCTGTGTTCATGTACTCGTTTGCAGAAAGTCCAGCCGTTTTATACGCGTCGGCTGCATACTGCTGAACTTTATCGGCGCTAGTTTTATACAGCGTTTCAACGCCGCCTACAAGCTGTTCATAGTCTGCATAACTGTTTACAGCAAGCGTTGTAAGCGCCGATACTGCCGCCGCGCCCGCTGTGGTAGCGGCAACGGATACTTTCGCAACGTTTGTAGCAACGTTAAAGATGCCTTTTCCAACTGTTGAAGCGGCTGAACCAACCTTTCCGAACAGTCCCGTTAATCCGCTTGCGCTGCTTTTCGCATTTTTCAAGCCTTTCTCGTATTCGCTGGAATCCAGCGAAATTTTTGCAAAAAGGTCAAATACGTCCACTTACTCGCTCACCTCCTTCCGTTCTTTTGATTTCAATCCATGCCGCGCCGCAAAGTCTTTGAAATCCGCCTGCACCTGTTCTGGTGTCCGCATATCCACTTTTGGCGGGTGGATAATGTCAATATATCTCGCTGGCCTGTCCTTTACGCCTGTTATAGCTACCACAAGGCTCCACGCGCTGTCTGTCATGTACACCTTGTACATCTGTTCTTCAAAATCAGCTTTTAAAGCGCAAGGCAGCGCCGACACAAGCGCCTTTGCGCTCAGTTTCGGCATTTTCAGCAGTACAGGGATTACTTGTTTTGCCCGCCACCGAGATACGATTTGAAAAAATCTACAAAGTTCTTATCGTTCAGCAGGTCGGCAACCTGCTTGCAGGTGATAAGAAAATTCTGTTTGCCGGTTTCTTCCACCGTCAGGCCGTTGAACGGTGCAAGGATTGCATATACATCCTCGCGGTGCTGCTTCAACGCAATGTTCAGCAGCTTAACGATTTTTGCAAGGCCGAAACGTTGCATTGCAATACGGGTCGTTTCGCCCTTCGGCATCGTTTTCTGCATCTCTTTCACAAGCGCTTCATCATCAATCAGGTTTGTGATGGGCTGCGCGATTTGCAAAACGACTTCCAGCGCTTCATCAGTGCTAAGTTCAGAAAAAATCCGCATTATGCCTCATCCTCTCCGGCCTTGATATATACCTCGCACGGCACAGTGTCCTGCGCTGTAATGGAGTAGTGCGCCGTGTATTCAAAGCTCATCTGGCCTTTTTCCTTGTCGCCGGTCTGCAAGCTGAAACCGCCGGTGGACAGCGTATTCAGCATGTGAATGGCACAGAAACCGCCATTCGTAGTGCCGTGCTTGTCGGAATAATCGCACAGCAGCCACAAATCGGTAAAATCGCTGTCTTTCAGGTCGTTACGCGGCGTGATTTTGGAAACTTTGGAAGTGGTTGTTTCCTCTGCTGCACCAAGCATACTTTTCACATTGGCGGGAGATGCCGAAACATAAGTGCCGCTGCACTTAACTTCCCAAGATTCAATCTGTTTCAGTTCTTTCATGTTCTTGGGGCAGTTGTCGATGTCCTCGCCGAAGTCGGTAAAGCTCGGCACAGCCGTAAAGTTGATGCCGCCGGTCGTAGCGCCCAGCAGCGCACTTTCTTCCGGCGCAGTACCGGCAGCCGGGTCAAACGTAGTTGCAAGATAGCCCGCGTTCAAGACAAGTTCCTTAAACGCAGATTCAGGAATACGAGTAAATTTCATGCTTTCACCTCAATTTAGGCATAAAAATTCGGCGGTCACGTTGATGTACCGCCGTTTTAGGTTTTTGTCTGTGTCATCTGCCAGCGCCTGGCAGAATGGGGAGCCGCGTTTTAACCAAATCAAGCCGTCATCTACTGGCAGCGTCACGCCGCCAATGCCCAGCGCGTCCGAAAGCTCAAGCGCCTTTGCATTGGGCACCGCTTCGCTCGTGGTATGGAACCACATGTTGACCGTCAGCGATACCGCCCCGCCGCCCCATGCGTCAAACACAGCATCATAGGTCAGGTAGGGGAGTACAGCGTCATCCGGCACGGCATTGCTGGCGTAAGCGGTCATAAACTGACCAAAAAACTGCTGTAATGCAGCGCCCTTTGTCATGTTGGCAATCCCTCCCGCAATCGTTCAGCCGTAAAACTTTTTAGGCCGTTCAGCATCGGGGAAGCGCTTGCCGGGGCTTGCTTTTCTTCCGGGCGGCTCGTGACCCGGAAATATGCCCCGGTCGTCACGTCCTTATACACGCTGCCGTACTCAATGGGCACATCTTTCCGCACAATGCCGGTATACACGCTGGTCACACCCTGCGCTTCTGCCTGCCGTGCTTCAAGGCTGCTGTCCAATGCAACGTAATTCGCAAACTCTGCGCCCTCGCTCCACTCGGTAGCATAGCCGCCCTCGCCGTCAGGCTTTGTCCGCTTGTCCATAATGATGCAGCTGTGCGAAAAATCATCTAAAAGGCTCATAGCTTTCTCCATTTGTTCAGCCGGGACGCAAACACACCCTTCCAGCCCGTCACAGAGCCGCCAGAATTGCCGTTTGCGCTCGATTTGGTGTAACTATACCCTGCAAAACTCTCGCTTTGAAACGGGCTGTTTGCAGCGCTCTCATACTTGTCTCGCCATGCTTCCACATCCTCAACCAGAGAAATAAAGGCGGCGGGCACAGCCAGCGCCCACACAGTGCCGTCAAACGTTTCATCTGTCAAGCTGCCAGCACCGTACTGGTGCACGCCATCATTGAACACGCTCCCAATAATGCGGAAATATTGCCCCTCAACTAAAAAAGGCAGCGTAATGCTGCCGTCCTTGATGGTAAATGTGCCGCTGTACGCGCCATCCGGGACCTTAAACCAGTTCCGGCACTCTCGCATCAATTCTTCAAGCATTACGCCGCCCCCTTATTACTTTTTGAACTTTGCCAGCACGACTTTGGCTTCGTTGGTCAGCGCCGCAACGTAAAACTCGTCAGCGGTAATCTCGGTGGAACGGTTACGAGGCTTGCGCTCGGTCTCCACGTTGATATTGCGCTTGCGGTAGATGGTCAGGGCGGGCACATCGTCCTCGGTCTCGCTGTCCTCGTTCAGCTTTACAATGGGGCAAGCGTAGTAGGGGGTAGCAGCAGCCTTGACCTTATCGCCTTTTACCAGCGCGGTAGCGCAATGCGGCTGGATGGTCGCCAGATGCTTCTTGGCGGCGGTCTCGGTGGTAGCATCATCAACAATCTCAATGGTGCCGGTGCTGTTGTCCTTCTCATACTCGATAGAAGGAACCTTGCGAGATGCCACAACGCGGGTGTTGGCAATCTTGCCGATTTCGCCGGTGACAGCAACGCCAGCCTGATACTTGTCAGCGCTGATAAAGTCCGCATCTTTGCGCAGGGTCGCCATCTGCTTGGGGTTGATGAACATGACCTTGTCGCTGTTGATTTCCTCGTTGAACACGTCAATGGCATCCACCACGCCGCTGTACTTGATAGCGGCAGCAGTGCCGTCATACAACAGCGTAGCGCCCTGCAAGGCTTCCATGCAGTCATTGTCGATTTTGGCAGCGATAGCCAGCGCCAGCTGCGCATTGGCCTCGCCCACGGGGTTGCCGTAGCCGGACAGAACAGCTTCATCGGTCAGGCCGACGCCCTTCATGGCCTTCTTGATCTTGTACTTCTTGTCCTTGGTGCTCATTTTGTTGATGTCAACGTCAACGCCCTCTGCAACGTCCTCTGCGTCGCCAATGTAACCGTAAGACGGCACAGTGATGGTATCGCCGGGCACGCCAGCAAGGGTGTCATCCACCTTTGCAAAAGGTGCAACACGAATCTTGTCGGGAATCTTTGCCGAAATCATATCGGCCATGACTTCCGGGTCAATCAGGTCTGCGAGTTTGGTCAAAATAGTATCTGCCATGTGTTAGTCTCCTTTGTTGTTTGCAAGCTCGGCATACTGTTCCGGGCTTTCTTTCTTGAGTTTCAGTCGGTCGGCATAGCCCATCTTTTTAAAGGCTTCTGCCGTGATGGAACCACTGCCGCCATTGTTGGCAGGCGGATTCGGCGTGTTTGCGCCCTGCGTGCTGGTAGTTACAACAAATTCGCCGTAACCGTCTTTCAAACTGGTTTCAAACTTTGCTGCATCTTTTGCTGCGCCTTTCTCGTCCAGCTCCAAAGCGTCCAGCAGTCCATCTGCCCTTGCCATCTTGGCAACAGTGGCAATCCGTTTATCGGCAATACCGATTTTTTTCAGGGCGGTCTCCAATGCCTTTTCTTTGGCAGCGGTAGTCTTTTCAGCGGCCACGCTGGTTTTGTAATCCTCGAAAGCCTTGTGCTCGGATTCATACTTTTCCTTGTAACCGTCATCGCCCTTTCCTTTCAGGTCGTCCAGTTCCTTTTGAACGCCGGGAAGTTTTTCCGCATCGGCTTTATAGCGGTCAACGTCCGCTTTCAAACCGTTTACGGTGTCAGTGTGGGCTTCAATGATAGTGTCCTGCTGCTCTTCGGTCAGCCCCATACCTTTCAGCAGCTTGCGAGTAATAGCCAATGTTTTCGCTCCTTTTCTTCGGTGTCAGTTCTTCGACATTCGCGTTTATATAAAAACAGCGGTTCTTTGCTGTTTTTGCGTATAAAAATAGCAACCGCCGAGAAAGTCTCGGTAGTTGCTAGGTAAACTTGCCTTTTACGGTTTCACTTCAACGCTGGGCAGAACATTTGTGTGGAAATACAGCTTGTAATGGTACGGGTCTGTGTGTGTTCCTGTAATGTCCTCGACAACATACATCGTGTAACTGTTTAGGTAGATGTAATTTTTTCTGTAAGTATCAGGGCCAACCTTTACAGTGCAGACAAGCTCGTTGCTGGAATTGTTGGAGATAGACATATACCCCTCGGCTTCCATAATGACCTTGTCTGTTCTGGCGTTGTACACGGTGATTTTTCGTTCGCTCTCAAAGTAATCGGCCTGTTTAGAAATATTGGAGTTTGCTCTATCGGCTTCGGAGCAGCCACATAAAAGCAAAACTGAGGCCATAACTGCGATTGCGATATAAAGAATCTTTTTCATGTGATTTCCTCCCAATAAAAAGAGCCGAGAGGCTTATTTGCCTTTCAGCTCTGCTTCGATTATTCTTTTGTACTGTTCGCCGTGCTCGGAAACGGCAGGCTTGATAAAAGGCTTTGCCCGTTGGCCGTGCGTCAAATGTACATTGCCTTTAGCGTCTTGATATAACCACGGCGTTTGTCTTCCGCCCGGATAGTAAATGCCAGTACCGCACTCAACGTATACGCCGTATTTACTGTTTGTGCCAACGTAGGCGGCGCGTTCGCCGTTGTCTGTCACAGTGTGTGTAATGCTGTTGCGTAGGTTTCCTGTATCAACAGGGCATAGCTTTTTAGCGTATCCCTCTGCTACAAGGCCACATTTTTCGAGTGCTCTTCCAACAGCAGCATCAAGCGCTTCCAGCGCCTCGGCGCTGTGGTCTTCAAGTGTGATTTTCATTGCTTTCTAAGTGCATAATAATGCTGTATTCATTCATGATCTCGCACACAAGCGTTTTGCCCTCTCGGAGATTTTTAATGTCATCTTCTGTAATGGGTACATCTTCGACTCCAAAGATGCTTACGTGCTTTTCGGCTTCATCGGAAGTGTCATATACTCTAAACTGTTCGCTTGATGTATCATCTAAAAATCTTTTTAATGGATTCATGGCTCTTACCTCTTACTTTTTAAGTGTGATTCTCATCGCTCAATTCTCGCTTCACCTTAAGTTCAGCTTTTTCCTTGACTATTGCTTGCTCTTTCTTCCACCCCGCCCACTCTGCATAGGTCATATCTTCCACAAGCACAGATTCCCCCGTTTCCGGGTCAATAGCGCGTCTGCCGCCGCTACTTGTATCCTCGCCGTCAACCTCTGCAATTTGGGTGCATCGGCAG